AGAAGACCCCGTTTATTTTGCAAACAATTATATTAAAATTGTTTCTCTTGATGAAGGATTAACTCAATTCCATCCATATCATTTTCAGGAAAAATTAATCAATAACTTCCATGAAAATAGATTCAATATTTGCAAGATGCCAAGACAGACTGGCAAGTCCACTACTGTGGTATCTTACCTTCTACATTACGCTGTTTTTAACGATAGTGTTAATATTGGCATCCTAGCAAACAAGGCAGCGACTGCAAGAGAACTTCTCAGTAGGTTACAGACTGCATACGAAAACTTGCCTAAATGGATGCAACAGGGTATTATATCCTGGAATAAAGGATCAATGGAGTTAGAGAATGGCAGTAAAATACTGGCAGCTTCTACGTCTGCAAGTGCTGTCCGAGGTATGTCGTTTAACATCCTCTTTCTCGACGAGTTCGCGTTCGTCCCAAATCACGTTGCTGACTCGTTCTTTGCATCTGTTTATCCTACTATTA